TTTTAGGCACGGGGGGGGGGGGGGGGGGCTGCGACAGATTATTATAGTTCCCAGTGACATACTAAAAAGGTCAAAAATCAAACTAAAGTAAACCTTAGTAACCCTTTGTTTTACATAAGTTTTTAATATGTAACAATTTGTAACAAAAAGGTCTTGACAATACATGTAAATTATGGTTGACTTTTGACTAAAAATATGTTAAAATAATATAGTATTCTTTAGTTAAGAAGGTAAAATACAATGATAGATAATAAAATTATTAAAAAACCTAGAGGTAGACCTCCTAAAGCTAAAGTTAATGAAAAAAAGGTAGGCCACAGGAAGAACCTTGGTAGACCTAAGGGTGACGCAGGGATTATTAACGAATACAAAGCTAGAATGTTAGCTTCCCCTAAGTCTAAAAAAGTAATTGAAGCTATATTTGATGCAGCTTTAGACGACGATCATAAAAATCAATCAGCAGCATGGAAACTAATTATGGACAGGATGTTACCTGTTAGTTACTTTGAAAAGGAAGCTACCGGGGGCAGGTCAGCAGTTTCCATAACTATATCAAGCTTAGGTGGTACTGAGGCCACTATAACCCAAGAAAAAGAAGTAATTGATGGGGAGGTCATTTCTGACGATGTTTAAACATTTTAGTAAAGATGAATTTGCTTGTTCTCATACAGGCAATAATGAAATACAAGATAAGTTTATAGAAATGCTTGACATTCTTAGGGAGAACTGTGGTTTTCCTTTTGTAATCACAAGTGGTTATAGAGATCCTTCTCATCCTGAAGAAGTTTCTAAAGAACAACCTGGGACGCACAGTAGAGGCATAGCTGCTGATATTTATATTAGTGACGGTGCGCAACGAAGATTAATTATAGAAAATGCCATAGACATAGGTTTTGGAGGTATTGGAGTAGCCAAGGGCTTTGTCCATGTAGACATTAGGGATACTACACCAGTTATGTGGACTTATTAGTGGACATTACAAAAATTGAAATCAATAAACAAGTTGAAAAAATCAAAGCCCAAGGAAGAACACTTAACGCCCAAGAACGACAAATCAAAGAACAGCTACAAAGAATATTTGGCAAAGCTAACTGATTTAAATTGGGACGGTAATGACTGAATTAAACATAGAGTTACTACCTTGGCAGCAGGAAGTCTGGAACGACGAAACAAGGTTCAAGATTGTTGCTGCGGGTAGAAGAACTGGTAAGTCCAGACTAGCAGCTTGGATGTTAATCCTAAGAGCCTTACAGACTGAGAAGGGTCATGTATTCTACGTAGCACCCACTCAAGGACAGGCCAGGGACATTATGTGGCAAACATTGCTGGAGTTAGGTAATCCAGTGATAGTCAATAGTCACATTAACAACCTACAATTAAAACTGGTCAACGGAGCTACAATATCCTTAAAAGGGGCTGACAGACCTGAAACCATGCGTGGTGTTAGTCTTAGGTTTTTAGTCCTAGACGAATACGCAGACATGAAGCCTGAGGTATTTGAGCAAATTCTAAGGCCAGCTTTAGCGGACCAGAAGGGTGATGCGTTGTTTATAGGGACACCTATGGGACGTAATCACTTTTATGACCTATATCAATACGGAGAATTAGGGGACGACCCAACCTACAAAACTTGGCACTTTACTTCCTACTCTAATCCATTACTGGACTCAGAGGAAATAGACGTAGCCAAGAAGAGCATGTCAAGCTACGCTTTTCGTCAGGAATTTATGGCTTCCTTTGAGGCCAGAGGTAGTGAGATGTTTAAAGAGGATTGGGTTAAATTTGGAGAACCAGACGACGAGGAGGTAGGAGATTACTACGTTAGCATTGACTTGGCAGGTTTTGAGGAAGTTAACAAGAAAAGAACGAAGAATTCCAACCTTGACGAGACTGCAATCGCTATTGTCAAAGTTAACCCTAACGGTTGGTTCGTTGAGAACATAATACACGGTAGATGGGAATTGTCGGAAACGGCAAGAAAGATATTTGAAGTAGTCAGGGACTATGAGCCTATTAGAGTAGGCATAGAAAAAGGCATAGCTAGACAGGCAGTTATGTCTCCTTTGACTGACTTAATGAAAAGAAATCAAAGATTCTTTACTGTGGAGGAATTAACCCACGGTAACAAAAAGAAGACTGACAGGGTAATGTGGGCGTTACAAGGTAGATTTGAAAACGGTTACATTACTTTAAACAAAGGTGAATGGAACAGTAGATTCTTGGATCAGTTATTCCAGTTTCCTGACCCTTTGACTCACGACGATTTAGTGGATTCTTTAGCGTATACGGATCAGTTAGCTAAAGTTGCGTACCACTACGACTTTGAGATAGAGGACGAAGAAATACTGGACATAGTAGCAGGATATTAATATGGATTATATGGACGAAGAAAAAACCTTAATGAGCGAACAATCCGTAGAAGATTGGGTTATGGCTAAGTGTGATACTTGGAGAGATCACTACGAAGCTAACTACGCTCAAAAGTTTGACGAATACTACAGACTTTGGAGAGGTATCTGGTCCTCCGGAGACATGGAACGTAAAAGCGAACGATCCAGGATTATTAGTCCTGCGCTACAACAGGCAGTGGAATCCAGTGTAGCTGAGATAGAGGAAGCCACCTTTGGCAGAGGCAGATTCTTTGACGTTACCGACGACATAGGTGACAGAGAAAGACAGGACATTGCTTTTCTTAGAAACAAATTACATGAAGACTTTGACAAAGCACAAGTTAGAAAAGCAGTAGGTGAGTGCCTGATTAACTCAGCAGTCTACGGTACAGGCGTTGCTGAAGTAGTTCTAGAGGAAGTCAGGGAAATGGCTCCTGCTACACAACCAGTAATGGGTGGAGACTTACAGGCTGTGGGTGTTAACATTAAAGACAGGACTATGGTTAAACTACGTCCAGTTATGCCACAGAACTTTCTGATAGACCCCATAGCCACCAGCATAGACGACGCTTTAGGCGTAGCTGTAGATGAATTTGTGTCAAAGCATCTTGTGGAACAACTACAAGAAGAAGGAGTCTACAGACAGGTTTACGTAGGCCAAGCAGCCTCAGACTTTGAAATAGAACCAGACCATGAATTGTCCGTTCACGAAGACGACAAAGTTAGGCTAACTAAATACTACGGACTAGTTCCTAGAGTTCTTTTGGAAGCTGCAAATAATCCAGAGGAAGAAGACGTAGACTCAGACTTAACTGTAGCCATAGAAGAAACTAAAGACACTGAAGACCAAAGCTACTACGTGGAAGCACTGGTAGTTATAGCCAACAATGGAATACTACTAAAAGCGGAAGAAAACCCATACATGATGGGAGACAGGCCAATAGTAGCATTTCCTTGGGACGTAGTACCGTCAAGATTCTGGGGCAGAGGAGTTTGTGAAAAAGGCTACAACAGCCAGAAAGCCCTTGATACAGAGCTTAGAGCAAGGATTGACGCTCTTAGCCTGACTGTACACCCAATGATGGCTATGGACGCTACACGGCTTCCCAGAGGCTCCAGACCGGAAGTTAGACCCGGAAAGATCATATTAACCAATGGAGATCCTAAGTCAGTACTACAGCCTTTTAACTTTGGTCAGGTTAGTCAGATTACCTTTGCACAGGCTGAAGCTTTACAACGAATGGTACAGACTTCCACAGGAGCCATAGACTCTGCTGGTGTACAAGGGTCAGTTAATGGTGATGCTACTGCCGCAGGAATTAGTATGTCTTTGGGTGCAATTATTAAACGGCACAAGCGTACTTTGATTAACTTTCAACAATCCTTCCTAATACCTTTTGTAAAAAAAGCTGCTTGTCGTTACATGCAGTTTGACCCTGAAAGTTATCCTGTAGCGGACTACAAGTTTAACGCTACGTCCTCTTTGGGTATTATTGCCAGAGAGTACGAAGTAACACAGCTAGTTCAATTGTTACAAACTATGTCACAGGATTCACCTTTGTATCCTACGCTCATACAGTCAATTATTGACAACATGAACTTGGCTAATCGTGAGGAACTACAAGCTAAACTAGAGCAGGCCATGCAGGAAGGACAACCTTCTCCGGAAGAACAACAAATGCAAATGGCTGCACAACAAGCACAGCTACAATTCCAGCAATCACAAACAGCAGCCCTACAAGGACAAGCTGCAGAATCTCAGGCTAGAGCGCAGAAGATGGCTGTAGAAACACAGTTAGCTCCTCAGGAACTTGAAATTGATAAGATTAAAGCCATAACCACCAACATTAAGGAAGGAGACGGTGACGACAGGGAATTTGAGAGAAGAATGAGAATAGCTCAGTCTTTACTTAAAGAAAAAGAATTAGAACTTAAATTTCAACAACCATCTACAGCACAACAAGGAGTAGGCAATGGTAGTCAGCAAGCAGGAACTGATAGACTTAGTGGAACAGATCAACAGCAAGTTCGACCAACTCTCCAAGAGGTTGGAGGACTTGGAGGAATTTAATAAAAACTGTTCCTGTGGTAAAGTAAAAAGTACAGGTAGGAAAAAAGCAAATGCTTAAAAAACGAAAGAAAGAAAACCCCATTAGAAAAACAACAGGAACGGGTGGAAACTTTAGAAAAACTAAAGACGGTGCAGGAATGACTGCAAGAGGAGTCAAAGCGCACAGAGCCGCTAACCCTGGATCAAAACTACAAACTGCTGTAACTGGTAAAGTCAAAAGAGGCAGCAAAGCAGCTAAAAGACGTAAATCTTTCTGTGCTAGGTCTAAAGGGTGGACAGGAGAACGTGGCAGAGCAGCAAGAGCAAGGTGGAAATGTTAAATGGCTAAAGGTTTGTATTCTAATATTCATGCTAAACGCAAAAGAATTAAAGCGGGTTCAGGGGAAACCATGAGAAAACCCGGCTCTAAAGGTGCGCCTACTTCTAAGGCGTTTAAACAATCAGCTAAAACAGCTAAAAAAAGAAGGAAATAACTATGCCTACAGTTAACGGTAAAAAATATCCATATACAGTTGCAGGTAAAGCAGCAGCTAAAAAAGCAAAGCGTTCACAGAACAAAAATGCTGGGATGCGTAAAAAAAGCCCTAGAGGACGTTAAAATTAAATGGTCTTTGAGTCCATTGCAGCAATTACAGCCGCTCTTGGTGCTGTTAATGGGCTTATTAACCAAGTCAAGGAGTCCGGTGGTCATATAAATTCTGTATTAGACCGTATGCAAGCCATTAACTCTGGTATGCAACGGTTGGAAATAGAAAAACGTGAGTCATTAGTACAGCCTTTGACCCCACAGGAGGCTTTAAAATTATCAATGGCTAAGCAACAGGTTACTCGTTTTCACGAAGAACTCCGAAACATGGCAGTTTTATCCAGGGATCATCAACAATTTGTAGATGAATACTTTAGGATTATGGAGGATTCGCGTAAACAGCATGAAGCCAGTGTAAAAGCCATAATTGAAAAGAAAAAAGCTAGAAAACAGCTATTACACGACTTGTTTTTATGGACTTCCGTATCAGGCATAGGTTTAATAATAGCTTTTGTTATAATTGCTCTAGTTATTGCTATGTTAACATGACAATATTAGCTTTTATGTTAGTTGTTATTGTAAATAATAACACTTTGGAAAACGAAGGTTGGTATTTTAGGGACATTTATCGTTGTAATCAATTTGCACATGCAATAGAACACGGAAATGTAACTTTTAGAGACAACAGGCCAAGGCAACATAACATATCAGCTTATTGTTTACCTGTTATGCTACCTAATAATACTAAATTTTGGGATTAATGTATGAAACAACAGCCTACTTTACTGACTAAAAAACAACTTAATAACTTAATACAACAACAAAAAGACAAAAAACATAACCAATAACTTGACATTTAACACAGAATGTGATATAATAACAAGGTATTCTTAACAATAAGGTAAAATACCAAATGAACAAAGACTTAGAAGTATATTTTAATAATTATTTTGAGATGTTTCGAAGCGAAGGTTGGAAACAGCTTTTAAAGGACTTTCAACAAAATGTTGTTAATATTAATTCAGTTGAACAGACTACGGACGCTGATAACCTTCATTTTAGGAAGGGCCAGTTAGCTATATTAGCTACCATAGTCAATCTAGAAAATCAAATGGACAATGCACACAAAAACGCATTGGAGGAAGAGGAAAAATCCTCAGAGGAAGAGGAAACCTTGGCAGAAGAAACAAATGAATAAGTTTGTTTTGTATGACTTCAGATGCAAAAAAGGGCATGTCTTTGAAGAGCTAGTAACAAGGTCCACCCACACTACTAGGTGCAGTTGTGGGCTGGAAGCAGAGCGAATAATCTCTCCCATACGGAGCCAGTTAGAAGGCATAAGTGGGGATTTTCCTGACGCAGCAGACCGCTGGGTTAAGAATAGAGAATCGCACATCAAATATGAACGTAAAATGAGTTCATAGCCCTCCACAATACTATAAAGTACGGAGTTTAATAATGGCTAAAATTATAGATCAAGAGCGTCAAGAAACAGTTGAAGAAACTACTCAAGAACCTGTACAGGAAGAGTTTAACTTGGATCAGGCAGTTGCTAGTGAGGAACCACAACAACCACAACCTGAACAAATTGAAAACCTTCCTGAAAAGTACAAAAATAAATCTGCACAGGAACTTGTCCAAATGCACCAAGAAGCTGAAAAGCTTTTGGGCAGACAAAGTTCTGAAGTGGGTGAATTACGCAAGGTAGTTGACGACTACATACAGACACAACTCACAAAGGAAACAGCACCGACTCAAACAGTCGAAGAGGATGTAGATTTTTTTACTGACCCTGAAAAGGCAGTACAGAAAGCAATAGAGAATCATCCTAAGATTAAAGAAGCTGAAAACATTAATCAGGAATACAGGAAGACAACGGCTTTAAATCAATTAAAGACTCGTCATCCGGACATGGAGCAAATACTCCAAGATCCAAAGTTTGCTGAATGGATTAAAGCTTCCAATATTAGGACTCAATTGTTTGTCTCAGCGGACAAAGAGTATAACCATGAAGCTGCTGATGAACTTTTTACTTTGTACAAAGAACGTCAGGAAGCGGTTACTCAGACTGCTGTGGCAGAGAAGCAGGACAGAAAACAGGCAGTTAAGAGTGCTAGTACAGGCTCTGCCAGGGGTTCTTCCGAAGCTTCCCCAAAGAAAATTTACAGACGACAAGACATTATTAGACTTATGAAAAACGACCCTGATCGTTATGCGTCTTTGTCGGAAGAAATTCTAAAGGCGTATGAAGAAAAGAGGGTCAGATAGTACTTAGGAGGTACTAACAATGACTGATTCAACATATCCTGCCACTGGTGGTTTTGTAGACAACACTAGCGCAGCAACCTTTATACCAGAGATATGGAGTGATGAGATTATCGCTGCATATCAGAAGAACCTAGTTCTGGCTAATCTGGTTAAGAAAATGTCTATGTCAGGTAAAAAAGGGGATACTATCCATGTACCCAAGCCTGTCCGTGGTGATGCACACGCGAAAGCGGAAAACACCGCAGTAACTGTTCAAAATGCAAGTGAATCCGAAGTTCAGGTTTCAATTAACAAGCATTATGAATACTCCCGTCTTATTGAAGACATTACTGACGTACAGGCTCTGTCCTCCCTACGTCAATTCTACACGGAAGACGCTGGTTATGCCCTAGCTACTCAAGTAGATACTGATCTACACAGCTTGGCTACTGGCCTTGGTACTTCCGGTACTACAAGTACTACGTATGCAAACAATGCTGGTACTTTCTTTAACGATGCCTCAAACGGTCTTTCAACTTACACAGCGGACACTGTTGTTTCTGCAGACGTATTTGAAGACGACGCTTTCCGTGGCATTATTCAGAAACTAGACGATCAAGACGTACCTATGGATAACAGACATTTTGTTATTCCTCCAGTGTTGAGAAACACTATTATGGGTATTTCACGATACGTTAGTTCTGACTTCGTTAATAACTCTACAGTTGTTAACGGTAAGATTGGGCAGCTTTACGGTATTGACGTTTACGTTAGCACCAACTGTCCTACTGTTGAAGCTGCTGGTGATAACTCAGCTAGCTCAGTGGACTCTATTGGAGCTTTGTTGTTCCATAGAGACGCAATGGTTCTTGCGGAGCAAGTCGGTGTTAGATCACAGACTCAGTACAAGCAGGAATGGTTGGCTAACCTGTTTACCTCTGACACCCTATACGGTGTAGCGGTACTCAGACCAGCTTCAGGTTTGACTTTGGTTGTACCTGCTAGCTAATAGAAACAGGGGCTACTAGTAATAACGCTAGTAGTCCCTTTTTTATATGATAGATCCAGTTGCTTCAACAACACCCATAGGTACATGGGCTAAACACAACACAGTGGAAGTCGTTAAGCATGACAGAAAGCATGGTGAACAACATAGACTCCAGACAGTGTTTAGGACTATTTATTACGAATTTGCAGACGGAAGAGTTCAGTTAAAAAATTATACTTCTCAAAACTCAAGCATAGACCTTAAAGCATAATCATGTTAAAAATGTTAATAGGCCCAATTAGTGAATTAGCAGGAACTTTTATAAAGAATAGAGCTGCTGAAAAACAGGCTGTGCATGATTCTAAAATGAGACGTATAGAAGCTGACGCTGATTGGGAAACTACCCAAGCGGAAGCATCAAAGAACTCTTGGAAGGACGAATGGTTTGCTTTAGTTTTAAGTTTGCCACTCATAGGAGCTTTTATACCCAGTATGGTTCCTTACGTACAGGAAGGATTTAACGTGTTATCAACAATGCCAGATTATTACAAAGCTTTCTTAGGAGGAGCCATAGCTGCTAGTTTTGGTATAAAAAGCATGTCTTCTTGGAGTAAGAAGTAATGGGTAAAGATACATACTACGAATTTCCAGAGTCTGGAACTGTTTTTGGTAGGTGGAATCCAATTCCTATAGGTGCTTATGCTGATATAATTATTCGGCAAATGGGAGCTACTACTAAAGACATAGAAGCTCATATAAGAAGTATAGTTAATAGGGAAGTAGCAAAAGATCAACCTTTTATTTTTATTCCTAATGAAAATGCTCCAGGTCAATCAGGAGGTTATTTTTACGATAAACAAACTGGTCAGTTACACACTGAAGAACAAATGGGACAAAAATCTCCCATATACGTTCAGTTAGCTAAAGGTAAAATAACTGAAGACGAAGCCAAAGAAAAAATAAGCGGTGTTACAGATTTAGACGGTAATGTTTGGAGTCCTACTGGAGACAACACTGTTCTTACTAAGTCTTCTGGAAGTGACCAAGACGGTAATAACGACCAAAAAGATGACGATGAAGACGGAACAACTACTACTCCTACTCCTTCAGGAACAACTAATAAATTTCCCAATGTTAGTTCAAATACAGCAGTTCGTTCAGGAGGTAAAATATGGGTGCAACGGCCTGACACTAAAGTTTGGGAAATATGGGTAGATCCTACTTTACCGGAATGGATAAAGAAAGCTATAGATGAAGATAGTAATGTTGATGAAACTATTGATATTTTGTCTAGCTCTACTGAAGATTTAGACGGAGATGGAATTCCTGACTTTTTAGACCCAGTGGATGATACTGCTTCAGACGTTGATGATAATGATGACTCTACTGACGACGACTCTACTGACGATGATATAACAAATCCTTTTCCCGATAAAAAACCCCCAGACGACACTGTAGATACATCAAATCAAATAACGTGGCTAGAAGAGTTGCCTCCTGTAGGAAAACAAATTGTACGCGCTATGATAGATATGGGGGCTGACCCAGACAGTATTAATAAAGAAAATATCCTTACTAGTTATTTTTATGATGGAAGACCCAATCAACGTCGAATATCGCAGTTTCTTTCCAATTATTATAAATGGAGAAGTACACAAGCTCAAGAAAAATGGAATGCAGGTGACGCTGACGACGATGGAGTTTTAAACAAAGACGACAATAATGATTTTTTA